CGCGGTGACCGTTTCTTGTTCCACCGGCTTCGCACCGTCAGGAACCGGCCCCAGGCCACTAGGCCGTAGTTGTAGCAGAGCCGCCGCGCCGTCTGGAGGAGATCGAGCTCCTCGGTCGAGTAGAGGTCCCGGTACAGCCCCCGGGCCTTGCGGAGCGCGTGAGCCTGCCGGATCACGGCGAGCTCCCGCTTCGACGCTGCCTCCGTGATGGCCCGGAGTTCCCTGGCCGTCGTCTCCACCTTCGTGTTCGGCCGACTGCTCACTTCTTCCGCGGCTCCAGGCCCTCGTAGATCCGGTCGATCCGGGCCTCGAGATCGTAGGCTGGCTCCTGATCCGGGAAGAACGGCTCCGGGATCGGCGCGTAGGCCGTCTTTCGCGGCGGGGCCTTCGGCGCCTCCGGGACCGCCTCGTCGATCTGGAGGACGTCGGAGCACGTGATGACCTCGGTGTCGTAGATCGTGGGGTGTTCGCAGACGACGCGCTTCCCCCCCACGGTCACGTGAACCTGCCAGTCCGTGAGCTTCGCCTCGCCGACGTACTTCCAACTGCCGGCGCGGTCCCGGTAAAAGCCCTGGTCCGCCTGTTCTGCCGTCCGCGTCACCAGGCCGAAGGGGGCCGACAGCGCGAGCCCCGCGAGAATGAACGTCCCGAGCACCACTACCATCAGTTCCTTCCTCCTCATGGCTTCTCCTTCGCCTCGGCGTACTTCGCCTCAGCCTGTTCGGAGAGCTTCCGGATCCAGGCAAGCACCCCGTCCGGCCCCAACTCCGCGGGCGGCGGGTCCAGATAGACCTCGTCGAGGTAGACCAACCGCTCCGTCTCGTCCTCCCAGGGGTTGTCGTCGAAGGGCAGCGTGTCTCCCCGCTGGGCCATCCGGCAGATGTCCCCGGGGCTGAACCCCCGGATCGTCCCCGCCTTGAAGTTGCCGTGGGCCTCCTCGGCCGGTGTCAGCTCCTCGCCGATCCCCAGCCACTCCCGGAGCTCGACCGGCTTCGGGAAGACCTTGGCCTTGTTGTAGGCGTAGCGGATGACCTTCTCCCACTTCTCCGGGGTGGTCGTCTTCACCGCCTCGTAGTATTGGTCCCGGTCGAAGGGCTTGAGGCTCCGGCGGAAGAACCGCTCCAGATGCCCGATCCCCACAAGGAACTCGTCCAGCCCGAGAAAGTCCTTCATCGCAACCTCCACGCCCAGTCCAGCACCGCCAGTGCTCCAAACACCATGACGACCACGATCGTCATGATCCCGATCCCGGCCAGGAAGAGCACACAGCCGAGACTGACCCTCATGCCGCCCACCAGACTCCCTTCTCCCCCTCCAACTCGAGGATCCGCGTCACCAGGTCCCGGTCGTCAAACAGATTCGGCCTCATCCCCCACGCCTCGTGGACGATGAACATCGAGTTCCGCACGTGCGCGATCCGGTGGGCCTCGTCGACGTCGGCCTCCAGCAGCGCGTGGAGCTCCGGGACGCCCGGGTGCGAGATCAGCCCGTGCAGAGCGTCGACTCCGTTCAGATCGTCCATTCACTCCCCCAGAAGCCTGCCCATCGCGCCCTTCCTGGCCCTCTGGCGCCTCTGCCTGTCCATGGAGTCCACCACCTTGGCGGCCTCGTGGTCGTGCTCCGGCTCCTCCGGGTCGTAGGCCCGCCACCGCTTCCGCCAGCCCGCGGGGCTCGCGTACTGGCCCTCCACGGTGTCCACGTACCGCTGGAACGACCGCAGAACGGCCGGCCACTCGGCCCCGCCCTTCTTCAGGGCCCGGAGGTTCGACGCGATCACGTCTCCCGGGGCCGACCCGGAGCCCCAGCGTGCGACCCAGACCTCGCAGGCGATCCGGGTGTAGTCCTTCGGCCACTCTATGCGGTCCGCATGCGGCCCGGATGCGGGCAGCAAGGCCATGTTCTCGCCCTTCTTCGGGCGCTCCCTGTTCCACCGGGCCCGCGCCGCCTGACTGGCCTGGATGCTCTTCGCCTCCGCGGATGCCTTCCGGGCCGCCTTGGCCCTCGTAAGCCACGGAAGATAAAGGCGTTGCTCCTTCTTCTCTAGCTTGCCCTCGGTCATCCAGTAGGTGACGGCCTCGCTGGTGTCCGTCTCCTGCAGACCCAGGATCGCGGCCAGTCTGGGAATGTCGGCGGACATCGTTCCGGTGTCGTCGAGCCACGCCTGGGACGCGAAAAGGATCAGAAATGCGACGTGCTTGTGCTTCTGGCCGGCCAAGGCGATCCGGACGGCGGGATCCCCCAGGAACGCCTCAGCCGGCCACGGGAGGGGTGCCATCGGGCCCTACCCGTACATCGCCGTCGGCCAACCGCAGTTGTCGCACTGGCCGATCAGGTTGAGCTTCGTGCGGCAGGACGCCCGAGGGCAGTGGGTGGGCTTCTCCTCCTCGGAAGGCTCGGCGGCCTTGGGTGGTTTCACCTTCTCGACGACGGTGGGGGTCCCCTCCTCGTCCACCTCCACGACCCTCCGGGTTCCGTTCCGGATGAGGTCCCCGGGCTTCTTGCCGGTGACCCTGCGGCTCTTGCGCTTCTTGGTGGGAGGCGCCTCGCCCTTGAGTACACCGCACTCAGGGCAGCCTTCCCGATCGGCGTGGTACATCGTGCCGCAGCCCTGGCATTGTGTGGCCTTCACGGTGGGCTCCGGTGGCAACGCCTCCTCCACACTGCGGTCGATCTCGGCTTCCTGGGGGGGCTTTTCGACCGCAGGTGCGGGGGCCGGCTCGGGGGCCTGCCCGGAGTCCTTGAGGACCCGCATCAGCAGAGGATCCGCCTGGGGCGGCGGAAGCGCCTTCGGCTCTTCGACTTCTGGCAGTTCCTTGGGGGCGCCGACGGGCGTAACGCCGCCCCCCTGGGCCTTGATCTCCAACCGGTCGGCGTCCTCGGCGATCGTCTCCAGCTCAATCCCGGCCAGTTCCGCAGCGAAGCACACGCTCAGGGCCCGATCCCGAGCCCGGGCCAGCAGCATGTCCTTCACGTAGGACTGCCAGGGCCCGTCGTACTCCTCGCCCCGCCGGTTCTTCTTCCGGGTCAGCAGATCGGCCGCCGCCGCGTCCTTCATGCTGAACGTCTTGATCGTCGCTTGCTTCCCCTTCCGCTTGGCGATAGCTACCGCCCGCATCTCCTCGGTGCCCTCGAGCTCAATGCGCTCCTCGTAGTGCTCGTAGTTGGGGCTGGCCTGGGCAATCGCCAGGGCCCCCTTGGACTGGGCCGCGATCCGGCCGTTCTTCGTCACGTAGAGCAGCTTCCACGAGGCCCAGGGCCGCAGCCCGAGCTCCGCGCCGTTGTCCATGATGACAAACGCCTGCTGGGGGCTCTTGATCTGCTCTGGGAGCATCCCGGAGCGCCAGCAGGCGGTGGCGTAGCCGAGGGCCTCCTCGACAGTGTTGAACTTGGTCCCGCGGGGCCCCCGCTTCAACTGGGTGGCCTTCGATGCCCCCTGATCCGCCGGAGGAGCCGGCGGGCCGCCCTGTTCTTCCTGCGGCACAATCGCGCCGTTCTCTTCGCTCACAGGCTTGCCTCCCAAATCTTCGCCGCCCACGGCGGCAGGTTCGCTTCTTCGATCCCCTCGTCCCATCCGGGCCAGGAGTCCGTCCGCCGGCACTCCGCGTACTGGCGAAGCCACTGGTGCCAGCGGCGGTGACCGTACTCCAGAAGGTCCGGATTCGGCGTGAAGAGCCGGACCAGGTGGGGCCGGTTCTGCTCCACGAACAGCCAGACGAAGGGTCGCATCTCGTTCGACGGGAAGACCGCGTTGAGGCCCTCCAAGTACATGGCCGCGGCCGAGGCGTAGTCGTAGTTGTAGATCGCCCGCTCGACGTTCCGCAGGGAGCACTCGTCCCCGTGGGTCTTCAGGTCCAGCGCGATCATGAACTGCTCGGACTGGGGCTGGAAGTCAGGCTGCACCCCCGGCATCGACGAGACGACGGCCACGCGGTCCAGGCGACCCTTGCAGGGCAGCTTCGTCTCCTCGTCCTTCCAGATGATCGACACCTCGTTGTGGCCGGGGCCGGTGACGTACTCGTTCGCCGTCGCGTGGGCCCGGACCTGGGCCTGCATGGCCTCCAGCTTGTCCTTCTCCTCCTCGGTGATGATGAGCTTGCCCCCGGCCTTCTCCTTGAACTTCTGGAGGATCGGCCGCCCTTCCTTCGTCCGGCCGTCGACGTTGGGGCGGACGATGCACTCCTCCCAGAGCCGGTGGGGCTCGAGGATCGCCAGATGGGCCGCCCAGCCGATCTCCTTCGCCTTCGTGGCGGGCTTCTCGTTGAGGAACAGGTCGCGGGCATGTGCCGGCGTATGCTTGAAACCCACTAGTTTAGAGTGGTTTATGGCCGGCCACGAGGCGTATTCGTCGAACGACACGCCGGGGTAGAACCCGGGCTTCAGCTTCATTCCTCATCCTCCTGTCCGATCGCCCGCAGCTTCTTCCGGCGGATCCCCAGCCGGCGGCGACGGCGCATCTCTCGACGGCGCTCCTCTGGGCTCATCCTCTGCCAGAGGGTGCGGGCCGCATGGGCCGCCTGCCGGCGGCGCGTCCGCGGGGCCGTCATCTGGTTCTTCAGGCGGGCGAGATCGGCCGCCGCTTTCGACCTCTCCTCGTCGGAGAGATCCTTGTCGCGCAGCTTCGCTGCGGTCTTCGTTTCATGGGCCATAACGCGAGCGAGTCTGACATGCCCGCGCACGCATGTCAACGGGAAATCTTGACAGGTGTTACGAAACGACACACACTTCCGCACGAGGAGGTTTCCGCGTGGCCCAGGCCCCCGTCCCCGCGCCGGTCTACCACGACAATCTGGCCAAGGCCCGGGAAGAGGGACGCACCGGAGGCCACGACCACCAACCGCCCGTCGCCACGAAGGATGTCAGGCAGATTGCGGCGAAGCTCGTCGAGGACGAAAAGTACCAGGAGAACCTCCAGAAGCGACTCAGGGAAGGCGAGGCGGGGGGCATGGAGGTCTGGCTCTGGCGCTGGGCCTACGGCGACCCGAAACGGGCGACCGAGGCCGAGGGCGCCCGCGACACGGCTCGCTTCGCCGAGATTCGGAAGGAGCTCCGCACGCTCATCCAGCGGCCCGGGCTCCACGCAGAACTCGAGGAGCGCGTGCTGGCCCGTACCAGCGTGACCGCTGCGATCCCGGCCGCCGTGGAGACGGAGGCGGTTGTTCTCCCCGGGCCCATGGACGACGAGGACACGGAGTGAACGTCACAGCGTTCGACGTCGCCAGCCGCTTCATCGGAGTCCGAGAGGTCCCCGGCAAGAAGAACAACCCACTGATCCTTTCCATGCTGAAGCTCGACGGCGCATGGCCTGAGCACGACGAGGTCCCATGGTGCTCAGCCTTCGTGAACTTCATCGCTTTCATCCTCGGACTACCGCGGTCCCGGTCCCTCCGAGCACGGTCGTGGCTCGGCGTCGGTCTTGCGGTGGATCTGGCCAAGGTCGGCTTCGACGTCGTCATCCTGAAGCGCGGCGGTGGCATTCAGCCGGGCCCGGAGGTGTTGGACGCGCCCGGGCACGTCGGCTTCTTCGCTGGCAGGGAGCCGGGAAAGATCGCCGTGCTGGGCGGAAACCAGGGCGACATGGTCAGCGTGCGTCTCTTCGACGAAAGTCGCCTTCTCGGGATCCGCTCTCTCTGGGAGGAGTAGATGGACCACGGCGAGTGGAAGGCCTTGTTCGACGCGGAAGTCCGCCGGCTCGTAGAGGAGCGCGGCTATTCGGAGCAGCGTGCCCGGTTTCGGGCGCGTGAACTGACGGAACTCCGCTACGGCCGCCGGCCGCGGCGGCGGGTACAGGAGGTACTCATGAACGGTCAGGCATCGCCGATCCCGGTCTGGGCTCTTGCCCTCATCTGGGGCGCTCTCGGTGGACTCGGTGCCGCGGAGCTCTGTCTCGCGGACGACGTCATCACAACGAGGGAGGGAGTGAGCATCGCCTACGCCTTCCTGGTCGCAGCGGTGGCGAAGTGGTCGAACCCCGAGAAGGTCGTCTCCCCGAAGCCCACCGTGAAGTAGACCGGTGGCGACCCACGTTGAGGATTACGCCCATCTTCTGAGCCCGGCGACTCTCGCCACGACTCTGACGAAAGGCCACACCGATCCGTGGGTCGCCTTTCCTCACCATCGGATGATCTCGCGGGAGCTCGTCTCGCTCCACGCGAGAATGCCCGGGGCCCCTCGGAACCTGATGGTCATGTGCCCCCCGCGGCACGGAAAGAGCGAGCTTTGCTCCCACTGGTTCCCGGTCTGGAATTTGGCCCTCGACCCCTCCACCAACATCATCCTCTGCTCCTACGCGCTCTCCCTGGCGTCGAAGTTCTCGCGGGCGACCCGACGGTCGATCCGGGAGCACTACCCGATGGTGGGGACCCGCCTTCTCGAGGACTCCCGGGCCGCGCATCGCTGGGAGACGACGGACGGTGGGGGTCTCTTCGCCGCCGGTATCGGGACCGGTATCTCCGGGCGCGGCGCCGACGTCCTGATCCTCGACGACCCCGTGAAGGATGCCGAGGCGGCAGACTCCAAGGTCATCCGGGACAACACCTGGGAGTGGTATGAGACGACGTTCCTCACTCGCCGGGCCCCCGACGCGATTCAGGTGGTCATCATGACCCGGTGGCACGAGGACGACGTGTGCGGGCGGCTCCTCGCGAGAGAACCGGAGAACTGGACGGTCCTGAATCTGCCGTCGCTGGCCGAGGAGGACGACCCCCTGGGCCGGGCCGAAGACGAACCCATCTGGCCCGAGAAGGGCTTTGACTTCGAGTTCCTCAACAACATCCGGGAGAAGCGTCCGCGGGTCTTCTCCGCGCTCTACCAGCAGCGCCCGACTCCAGCCGAGGGTCTGGCTATCGAGCGGACCTGGTGGCGGTGGTACGATCCGAAGACCGAGCGCCCCGCGCTGGAAGCCTTCGACAAGATCATTCAGACCTGGGACCCGACCTTCAAGGACACCGCGTCCTCCGACTTCGTGGGCGGGCTGGTCCTCGGCGTGATCGGCCACAAGGTCTACATGCTGGACGGGGTCCGGGAGCATCTGAACGCCCCGAACACCGTGCGGGCGATCCGGGGGATGCAGAAGAAGTGGCCCCTCGGCAAGCGGATTCTGATCGAGGAAGCGGCCTCCGGGCCCGCGATCATCCAGATGCTTGAGCGTGAGCTCTCCGGTATCGTGCCCGTGCGGGCGAAGGGCTCCAAGGTCGTCCGGATGCACTGGGGTGTGAACTCGGTGGCCGGTTTCATCGAGGCCGGCAACTTCTACCTGCCTCGCGGCCACAACGTCGCCGACGAGCTGGTGAACGAGGCCGCGACGTTCCCGCACGGCGCCCACGACGACCTGGTGGACGCTCTGACTCAGGGCTGCCAGTTGCTGATCCCGAAGTCTTGGTCGAACCTGAACCGTTGGGGCCGGGAGATCGCGGAGGAGAAGGAGGGCGGGACCGGCTTCATCGAGCAGCACAACATCGCCGTCAGGAAGGCGATCCGGAAGCGGATTGACCTCAACCAACGCAACAAGGAAGTAGGGGCGGAAATGCCCGGGTGGAACTGATGGATCCGAGACTGCACAAGGTTCTCATGCCAACGCGCCGGGGCGGCATTCAGGAAGTCCGCCGCTTCAACGATCTCGCGGTGCAGATGAAGGTCGACGAGGTCCTCTCCGGCCTCGAGACGAACTCCGCGATCTTGGAGGTGGAGGTCGAGAAGGAGCCGGGATCGGAGGAGAAGGAGATCCGGGGCGTTCTGGCCGCCAAGCTCAACAACTACTGGTCTATCGCCATGTTCGGCGAGTACCGGAACCGCGAGGACTACACAGGCGCCGTGCGCGTCATGCTGGACTGGAGCTGATGGAAGTACGAACCAAGGAAGTAGAGCTTCTGACGCCGTCTGACATGCTGAAGCTCGTCATCGACTGGACAGGGGGATGCCCGGCCGAGCCCGGGAACTCCGACGTGTTGAAGGCGCTCATGGAGTGTGGGGCATCGAAAGAGAGGCTCGTGATGCTCGCCTACGCCCTGAAGCATGGGGCCTGGTCGCGGTACGCCGCGGCGAACCTCGTCCTCGAGATGCTTTCGGCCCTTCATGTCCGGGCCGCGGTCGCCCTGCACGGTCAGCGAAACCACGGCTTGTCCCCCCTCCAGGCTCGACGGGACGTTCGTGAGCTCCGCAACGAAGCCCGAGAGATCGTCCAGCGAGAAGTCCTGATGACGGTGGGGAAGCCCAAGGAGAGTCGCAATGTGGCCGCGATGTAGTGCCTGCTCGGCGAAGGACGGAGAAATAGCCCGGCAGAAGGAGACGATCGAGTGGCTTCAGGCCCAGCTCGACGCTCAGAACAAGCGGTTCCTCGAGATAGCGGACCCCGGGGCCAACTCCCGGGTTGTCCAGGCCGATCGTCGCGCTGCTGCGCCGATCTCCGCTCCGCAGGCCCCGAAGGCTGTGGACCCTCTGCTCCCAGGAACCGAGCCCTCACCCGCACCTTCCTGGGAGGTCACGGATGACGAGTAGATGGACTGGCAGGAGCACGCACTACCGACCCTGAACACGTCCGAGGACCGCGTCAAGCAATACTTGGCGCGGACCATCAACCCCATCTCCCCGCGTCGTCGCTGGATCACCCAGCGTTCCGCCCTCAACGCCTGGATGTATCACGGGCGCCAGTGGGTCGAGCCGGTGGGAGAGCTTTCCGCCGGCCAGGGGGTCTACCACTTCCGCGAGGTCTACAAGCGGTCGCTGGCGGAGTACAAGCGGCCGGTGACCAACATCATCGCCCCGGCGGTGGACAACGAGGTGGCTCGGCTGACGAAGAAGGAGTACGTCCCGGAGACGGCCACGTCGAAGCGCCACCAGGACTGGCTGGCCGCGGCGCGGCTGGCGAAGGACTACGTCACGTGGCAGGCGAACAGCCAAGCATGGGGCGACAAGCGGGAGCAGCTCGCCTTCAACCTCTGCATCGACGAGACGGCGATCGCCCGGAGCTTCTGGGACGAGGACCGGAACCTGATGGAGCCGGTCGGGTCCCCCGACGCCCGGGTGTGCCCGTCGTGCGATGCGAAGCTGGCGAGCCCCTATCTGCCCCACACGATGCTGGAAACCGGGATTCCCCAGGGCGGGGCCTTTCAGCCCTTCAAGGGTGCCGCCACCGTCCGTGAGACGGGGCCCGTGGCGCCCGGGGCGAAGGAGTACAACGTCGAGGCCGTCCACTGCCCGATGTGCGGCGAGGCGGAGCTCAAGCCCTACGACGTGGGGCCGGAAGAGGCTGCCGAGGGTGCGGACTCTCTGGGCAACCCCCTGGGACGGATGCTGCCGAAGGGTGACGACGCGATCGAGGTGGTGTCGATCCACGAATACTACCCGGAAAACGGCGGGATTGGCGTGGAGCCTTACACCTGCAGGGTCCACCACCAGATGACGGCGCGACCCATGGAGGAGGTGCTGAAGCGGTACCCGCAGCTCGAGGGCAAGATCCAGCCCGACGACCCGCAGAAGATCCTCCGGCTCAACCCCCTGTACTCCGACCCGGCCCTGGTGGCCACGGGCATGCTCTTCGGGCTCGCCGCTCACGGGATGGACGCCTACCAGAACCATGTTCTCGTCGAGGAGTGTGTCGTCGAGCCCGACAGCCGGCCCGGGCTTGAGCTCGGGGCCCACTTCGTCAAGGTCAACGAGAACCTGCTTTCCCGGCCGCTCTGCGTCCCGGTGCAGCTCGAGGACGGAGCGGAGGTGCTCGTCCCCCGGGTGAAGTACCACATCGCCCGCCAGAAGCGGGTCCCGGGGATGTTCTGGGGCCGCGGCTTCGTGTCCGACCTGGTCCCACTGCAGCGCCGGCTGAACGAGCTCGACGCCCAGGTGATCGACCTGCGCGAGCGCGGGAAGCCGATGATCTGGAAGCCAATGGACGTCGAGTTCCACTTCCGGAAGGACACCGAAGGGGCCCTCCAGCTCCTCGAGTTCGAGTCCGACAGTGGGTGGAGCCCAAGGGACGGGGTGTTCCCGGGCGTGCCCATGACCGGAAACCCGTACATGGAGGAGCGCAACCAGATCCTCGTGGACGCCCAGTTGATTGGGACGCCCCAGGACATCGAGCTTGGCCGCGGCGCCGGCGGGATCAAGACGACGTCGGGCCTGATGCTGGCCCAGGAGCAGGCCGGAGAGCGCCGGGCGCCGAAGGAGCGAAGCCTCGTCTCGATCTACGAGGGCATCTTCCAGCACATCCTCGACATGGCCAAGACGTTCAGGAAGGACCCGGTCGAGTACCGGGTCCAGTCTGACGCTGGGCTCTGGGAGATGAAAGCGTTTGACGCGACGGAGCTCCGGGGCACGGTGAAGGTGAAGATGATCGCGGCCCCCGGCTACGATCAGGCCCTCTACGACAAGGAGGCCGCGTCCGAGGCGGTCAACATGGGGCTCTACCAGTTGAACGACCCCGTAGCCGTCCAGACGGCCCTGAAGTACATGAGGCTACCGGACGACGTGAACGAGGACCAGAAGATCCAGATTCGACGAGCGGAGATGGCTTGGTCGGACTTCATGCGGGAGCAGAAGGTCCCCCAGGTGGACACGTCGCTCTACGAGCCGGTGATCTGGTTCAAGATCTTCCAGAAGCGGTGGATGGACGACGACTGCCTCGTGCTCCAGCAGCAGGCGCGATTCGATGAGACGTGGGCTCGCCTGACCGGCTGGGAGGACGTCTACGCCCAGGCCGAGGCCCTCGACTTTGCCCAGCGGCAGATCTACGAGCAGTATCCCCCGGAGCAGTGGAGCCAGATCTACGCCCAGGCAACGGGTCTGTACAACGACGCGGTCCAGCAAGCTCGTGATACGGGTCTCCTCCCCCAGGGTCCTCCACCTCCCGGGTCCGGCCTCGAGACGCCCCCTCCACCGCCCCCGGACGAGGGGTTCCTGCCGAAGGCGAAGGAGCTCCGGATCTTCACGGTCTGGGAGCGGATGCTCGGCCCATACCTGCGGGACGTGATCCTGGCCATGGAGGCTTCGGAGAAGGTCGGGGTGCCCATCAACGAGGACGCGGAGTTGGCGGCCTTGCTCTTCGACCTTCTGCGGATGCGGGCCGTGATCGAGGCGTTCCGCCAGATCATGCAGGCTCAGATGATGGCAATGCAGCCCCAGCCGGGCGATACCGAACAGCCTCCGGGGGCCGCCCCCCAAGAGGCCCCACCCCAGTAAGGAGAGAGCGATGAAGATGAGTTCCCAGTCCTCGCAGATCGGCGAGCGCCACCCGCCCCCTCGGTACGCGAACAAGTACCACTTCACCGAGAAGAACGAGGTAATCAACGAGGATCGGGTGACCAGGCCCGGTCCCGTCCTGACGCGGGCCCTGAAGGGCAAGATGAAGAAGGGCAAGAGGGGAGGTGTTCCCTCGGCGGCCCAGGTCGCGGATCGTCTGGCGGCCTGCTGGAGCTAGGGGATGCCAAAGTGGCTTGAGAAGATCGAGCGGGGGATGCGAGCGGGCGGTGTAGACAACCCCTGGGCACTCATGAACTCGATGGGCATCAAGCGCGGAAGCAAGACGGTCGTGGGAAAGGACCAGGCGCGGCGTCGGATGGCCAGCTACGGGCGGAAGGTCGGCCGGCGGCGGCGGGGTCCTTCGGCTTCGGAGGCCGGCGACAAGCTGGCGCAGTCGAGGAAGTGAGGGAGTGATGCCGCAAGAGGTTCAGCGCAGGAAGCGGGAGGGCCACGGCGCCTACGTGGAGCGGTCGAAGGAGGCGTCGAGGGCGAGCCGGGAGACGAAGCGCCAGAAGGCCGAGGCTGCCCACGCTCCGTGGCGGAAGGCGTGGGAGAAGGAGACGGGCAAGAAGTACGGAATCGCCACGGCGGGGGAGTACAACACGTGGCTCGAGAAGAAGCGCAAGGAGCGTGCGGCGGCGCAGGCCCCGTCCAGCGTGAGCGCCCAGGACGCCGGGGATGCCATGGCGAAGGACAAGAAGAAGAAGGAGGAGTAGGCCCGTGGCGGAGAAGGCTCACCGCGGCGTCATCACGGCCTCGAAGGGCCGTCCGCCACGTGTCCGCAGAGCGGGCTCGAGGGAGTGGAAGGAAGCCCCCGTTGGGACCCGGGTCTACGGGGGCGACAGCATCCGCTCAGAGGACGGCGAGGCCGCCATCCGTTACCGGGACAACACCACCGCGCCGATCCGGCGTGGCTCCCTGGTGGAGATCGAGCCGGAGAAGCCCCAGAAAGTGAAGAAGAAACGGCCGGTCGCTTCCGGCGTTGCCAGCTTCAGCGCACAGGACGCTGGCGATGCCATGGCTCGGTCGAAGGAGGAGGACTGAATGGCCGACTGGAACCCGCTCTACGACAAGCTCATCGTGAAGCGTCACAAGCCGAAGGAAACGCACGATGACGAGGGTAGGATCAAGGTAGCGGACACCTACCAGCAGCAGCAGAACAAGGGCATCGTCGTCGCGGCCGGCTCCGGGCGCGTCGGCGGGGCGGGCCTGGTCGTCGAGGTTGGTATGGAGGTGCTCTTCGGACAGCACAGCGGCACCGACCTCGACGAGGGCGAGGATCTCGTGATGCTCCGCGAGGACGAGATCCTGGCCTACCGACGGCCGGAAGAGTAGGGCCATGAATGGCGAGCACCCGGTCGCAAGGCTCATCGGGACGGACAGTCATACCAAATGGATCGTGGGGTTCGTCAGTCTTGCCATCGTGGGTCTTCTCGGGACGCTTCTGAAGCTGGACCGTGACCACATCTCGAGAGACTCCCGTGAGGCCCTCTTGAAGGCGACGGCCGTGGAGATGGAGAACGCCGTGTTGCGGGAGCGTCTGGACGCGAACTTCCGTGCGATTCGAGAGGATCTCGCGGAAATCAAGGAGAAATTGGAGTAATGAAGAAGCTGGCAATTCTCGCCCTCCTGGTGGCCTTGGCGGTCCCCGTCGCGGCCCAGACTCGGGCGGCAAACTTCACTTACAGCTACGACGTCGCAAGCACCACAGCGACGTACTGTGCGCTCCTGGGACGGAGCGGCAACCCATGGCTGGATCCGATCGTCTCGAGCGTCCCGATCGAAACGAGTGGCTCGTCCACGACAGTGACGGCGGTGACGGCCGGGACCAACCCCTTCACGAACCTGGTGGCCGGCGACGTCATCATGGTCACGCGAGACACGGTGCGCGACGTGCGCGTCATCACCGCGAAGGCCACCGCGGATTCGATCACGGTCGACACCGCCGTGGACTGGAGCGCCGGTCATCCCTTCTCGTGGCTGAACAACACGTGCGGGACCGGGGCCGATGACGGCTGGATCACCGTTTCGGGCTACCACACGGTCCAGATGACCGTGCTGTACTCGGCGGGCGACTTGGGCACGCTGGACGTCGCGTTCTTCTGCAAGGAAGCGGGCTTGGGGTCTGCGGCAGTCCGCGTCTATCCCGGTCCGAGCTCGGATTGTGGGGACGGGACCCTGAGCGGGACGGTGTGTCAGTTCTCCACCGTTGGCCAGGGGCTCTCGTACAAGATCCCCCACAACGCCTTCTCTCAGTGCCGGGTTTCGCTGGCCTACGGCACCAGCGACGGCGGCACTCGGGAGAGCGTCACGACCACCCTTTCGGTGACGCCATGAAGCGGCTCCTGGGGGTTCTACTTCTCCTGGCTGCGCCCCTGCTGGCCCAGGACGTCTATCCTCCGGAGGGCAACACCACCGGCCTCGACAACTTCGCCAGCGGGATCTACAACCTGTGCGTCGAGACGGAACAGTCCGCTGCCACGACCGGCACGATCGAGGAAGTGCTGGCGAGCTGCACCATCCCGGCGGACTCCCTCGGTGGGACCAACGACTTCGCGGGCTTCATCGCCTTCGTCTCCTGGGATGCTGCTGCCAACACCAACGCCAAGACGGTCCGCATCCGAGTCGGGGGCCTGACCGGCACGGTTGTGTCAGTTCACACGGCAGATGCCACCAGCGGGAACCAGCTCCAGAACTCCGTGGAGATGTACGTCGACGGCTCCGATAGCCTGATCGGCAAGGGGACGTACACCCGAACCACGGGGACCACTGGAGTCTACGCCTCCGGGCCTGTGTCTGGCCTGACCTTCTCCTCGACCATCGACATCGCCTTCACGGGGGAGACGGCGACTCAGGCCGGGGACATCACCCTCACGTCCTTTAGGGTGGCCTTCATCTCGGCCTACGGCTACATCCCCAGTTCGGGCTGGTTCTGGCCGCTCCTGGCTCCGGACGGTGGGCTTGCCACTCCCCAGTACAGCTTTGTGAATCGTCCTCAGACGGGGATCTGGGCCGGGGCGGACTCTCTGGAGCTGTCGAACTACGACGACGTTGCCACGGCGTACTCGCGCCTCTGGCTCAGCGACAACGACGTATACGCGGCGGCTGTCGACACCACGGTCGGCGGCAAGAACACGCTCATGCAGCTCCGTGCGACCGACACGACCTTCATCGTCCGGTCGGCTCAGAGCGCAGGCAACGCCAACGAGTTCACCATCGACTCCAGCGGGGTCACCCTGAGTCCTTCGGGGACGACGACTGGACAGTTCTTGGCTCCGGCTGGTGATGCCCAGGGTCCTGCGTACTCAGCTTCGGCGGACTCCACGACCGGGATCAGTGTTGGGGCAGACACAATCAGCTTCGGCTGGAACGCCACCGCTGCGGACGACTGGAATGCTGCGTTCCAGGGATCAGCGGTCGGCTCAAGTGGGCTGGTGTTTGCTGGCTACGGCGTGGGGTGGACCAACTCCACCAATGATCCGAGGGTGACGACCCCCGACATCCTGCTCATCAGAAGCGGCACCGGGATTCTAGAGCAAAGAGCTGGCACAACCCCCCAGATCCTTCGAATGTACTCCACGTACACGGACACCAGCAACTACAGGCGTGCTGTCATTTCTACGTCCGGCGGTAGTTTCAAGCTGACCACAGAGTCGAATGGAACTGGCAGCCCCATGCCAATGATCGTGGGGCCAGACGAGGCTCAATACCTCTACTTACAGACGGATGGAACCTTACGTTGGGACATCGTCAGTACGACGGGAGACCTCGTGCCACATGCGGACAGCACCTACAACATCGGCTCCGCGGCTTCGGCTGTGGCTACCACCTTCACGGACGTGCTGGCCCTGGAGCCGACTCTTTTCGCTAACCTTCCGGGCTCTGCGGGCAACGGGTCGCTGGTCTACTGTTCGGACTGCACGAAGGCGACCCCGTGTGCGGGAAGCGGGAGCGGGGCTATCGCCAAGAAGCTCAACGGGGCGTGGGACTGCGACTGATGAAGAACCTGATCGTCGGGCTGGCGTCATTCACTCTGGTCTGGGTCGCTCTGACCCTGGCTCAGACGTTCCCACCGCCTTCGGGGCCTGGGGCGGCGGCAGTCAGCTATGGGGTGAAGGCGCTCACCGAGACGACTGCGACCGACTTCTTCACCATCGACCTCCCGGACGGCGACGTCTTCGGGGCGCGGGTGTTCGGCACGATTCGCTGCAGCGACGGAACGGACGAGGCGGCCCGGACGCAGGACTGGTACATCTCCTGCTACAACGACAGCGTCCTCGACTGCTATGTCGACATCGGAAGCGACTACTCGGGGATGCCTGGTGGAGTGATCTCGGCCTACACGATGAGCTTCTCTACCGGGACCGATCAGGTGACGTTCACCATGAACTCGACCTGTTCTCTCACGCAGACGACCCTTGACTGGCATTGGAGGGTCGAGCAGCCTCCCACCCTCCAGAAAACGGTGCATGTCGAATGAGGAATCTACTGGCGGTCCTGATTCTCCTGGCGGCCCCGGTGTGGGCCCAGAGCCCGGTCTACGAGTCCCAGCCGGACGATGCGGCGGTGGACATGACGGGGGACTTCACTCCTCCCTACGAATCGAACCTGATGGCCGTCTACAACTTCAACGACCCAGACGACCTCGGGAGGGATGGGGCGTTCAACGTCCGGGCAGAGTCAGCAACGTTCTCCGCGGGCGACTCCGTCTCTGTGGCTGACAGCGAAGCCTTCAACCATAAGTTCGGCAAGGGGCTCTCGGCTTGCATCTGGATAGACGATGTGGGCAACGACCAGACGATCCTGTTCAAGGGCGGGTTCATCGACGCCGAACTCAACTTCTACACCGGGACGAACGTCATCGGAGTTCAGTACGCGAGTGGGATCGTCGGGGACACGGAGACGTCGGTCACCGTTGCGTTCACGCCGGGGGCCAAGACGTTCCTCTGCGGATACTTCTTCGATCCGACACGAAAAGCAAGGATTTCGGTCAATGGCGGCAGCTACATCAGCGACACCGGGGACATGGACTACGACGCGCCGAACTCGGGGGCAGACTTCCAGATCGGAGCCAACGCGCTCGGTGCCGACCTTGTTGGGATCGTGGACCAGATAGTCACCTTCGTCGACGGGGAGCCGCCTGCCTCCGACCTGTACAACGCTGGGGCTGGCCGGAGCTGCGAGTGGATCGAGGCGAACACCACCGCCACGACCTGCTACTCGATGGACCTCTCGACCTGGGGGCTCACGGACTCGATCTTTGGGACGGTCGGGACCGCGACCGGGACCCTGGAGGCGTCCGATCCTCTGGTCGTCTACGGGAACGCCTACGACCTGACCCCAGTCAACACCCCCACCCCCACGGGCGGGGCGAAGGGGCTGGCGATGGAGGTCGCCTCGGCCTCGACGCAGTATGCCTACATCGACGGCGAGCCTGAGTCCCTCCATCCGGGAAGCAGTGACTACCTGTATTGCCAGTGGGTGAGGCCCGCTGGCGTGGCGGGAAACGAGCTGGATATCGCCATCCTCGAAACAAGTGGTGGCACTCCAATTCTTCAGGCATACAACGCAACAACCCAGCTCAACGTCGAGTCCTGGTCCGACACGGGTGCCGCTTCTGTCGCCACGATTGCGACTGGGGTTTCCGCTGGCGGAAGAAGCCTCTACTGCATGGGGACCGACATCTCTGAGAAGAAGGCCCTCGCGTCGAACGGTGTCACCACCAACTATGGGTCGGCGTGGGCGAGCGGGACGGAGCATCGGGCGTATGGGAATAGCACGGGTGGACTCTACGTTGGCAGAAGGGGGGCAACGTACGGAGATGCGATCCATAGTGCAGGCGTCGTGTGGAAGGGGACCGAGCTGGACTTCGATACCCTGATCGCGGGTTTCTACAACTCCGGCAAGGGTAAGACCTGCGGCGAGTTGACCTCTGCCGAGAAGGTCAACCTCGTTGAATGCTGGGACATGGATGATGACCCGGCAACTACTTGGTACGTGGGCAGCAACAATGCCTTCGTGACCTCGACCTACCCGAGTTCTTGGTATAGCTGGGCTGAGACGTCCGACTCCTTCGGACCTTCCGACGACGTGACCATCACCTCCACCAACAACTCAACGACCTACCAGATGTTTGGCCTGACCGACGCCACCGTCACAGCCACCGAGTCCGATCAGTATGCAAAACTCAACTATGCAGCCTACTGCTACCCCGACACCACGAGAGTCATCTGGTATCGCCTCGGGAGCGTAGAGGCTCAGACGACCGGCGTGAACTGTGATGGCTCAGGAGACGTCCTCAAGTTGGAGAAGACGGGGACCACCGTCAAGGGCTACTTGAACGACGTCCTCAAGGTGACGTTCGCGGACGAGGCAACGGGCACCTACAAGATTGGCTTCTCTTCGGCCATACAGGGCGAGGTATCGAGTCCGCTGACGATCAACGGGGTGGAGCCAGCCTGGACGAATCTGCTTGGGATGGCCGTCGGCCATGCCCTCAGCGGAGTCAACACCCCCACCCAGGCCGCAGGGCTGGTGGAGCAGCCGACGAGTGGGATGGGGGTGGATCTCGACGGGACCAGCCAGTACTTCAGCTTGGCCTCCCCCGGGCTGGGCTTCACCAACGGGCCGTTCACGATCTGCGCTTGGATCAACACAGAGACGGTTGGTGCTGGGAATGCTCACATTGTCAGCCATTACGACGGTGGCGTGGGTGCGTATCTATACCGTGCCACTGCAACCCTCGCATTCATCACGCGGCGTCCCACGGAGGCGGCGGTAGTTGCCACAGGCGGAGTACTCAATGCTAATACCTGGCACCATGTTTGCGGGGTCTCCACCGCGACATCCACAACGGCTTACCTGGACGGAGTAGCAGGCACCCCGCAGTCTGCCACAGGAGTCGTGGGCTCAGTGACGGCAGAGACGACCGTTGGTGCCTATAGTTCTCCGGCTCAGTGGTTCCAGGGACCGATTGACGAGGTCAAGATCTGGTCCCGGGACATTGGGCCGCTCGGGGTGGCCGAGGACTACGCGGCGGGCGAAGGGAAGTTCTGGTAGGAGGACGTCATGAGGAAGTGGATCGTACTCGGACTGCTGGCCCTGGTCGGGGCTTGCGCGACCGACACACCGCCGCCGACCGCGGTTCCTCCACCGGATCCGGTCGCCGCGGCCGAGCCCGCAGCCGTTCCCCAGGCCGCCCCCGCGGCTGAGGGCGGGGCGAGCGCGAAGATCTGGGCTCACGGGGCCGTGGATGTGACAGGGCCATGGCACGGGCTCATCTGTTACTTCTGGTGGGGTCCCCACGAGCAGGAGAAGGCGGCCGAGGACGCCGTCGTGAAGGTCGCCGCCGGGGAGACGGAGCGGTTCCACTTCCCGGACATCAAGTCGCGATCCCCGGAGCAGTGCCGCGTCCAGATCGACGTGGCGACGTCCTGCGCCCGCTCGAGCATCATCCCGGGCCTGATCGCGGACGGCTACGTCCAGATCAAGCCCTGCCCGAACCCGACCCCGACGCCCTCACCGTCGCCCAGCCCCACGCCGACCCCGCCGGTCTGCGTCGAGGAGGGGCCCTACGTGGGCGACATCGTCTGGAGCGGGGTCATCGAAGAGGGCGCCTGCCCGGCCGAGCTCAAGGCCAACTGCACGAAGCCCTGCCACGAGCTCGGGAAGCAAACGACCACCTGGGACTGTCAGGGGCCGACCACGAAGACCGTGTGTCGGGACGTGGACTGCCCGAAGAAGAGCGGCTGCCACGTGAGCAACCAGGGCGGGCCCGGGGACACCAACTTCAACATCGTGCTGACGAGCTCGCGCCCGCACCTGCGCCACTCGCAGCGATTCGGCTTCTGTCCAGGCGACCTGTTCCGGGATTGCTCCTGCGCTGCCGCTCTCGAGGCGGCCGAGGCGTGTGGGGACCCGGCCAGGGGCGGATTCGTCTGCAAGGACAACCGATGAAGGGGGATTCTATGCCGAGAGCATTGCTGACCGCATTGCTGACCGCATTGCTGACCGCATGCGCGTGGCCGCCGTGGAAGCCACCGACGGAGCCGACTCCGCCGCCACCGTGCTCTCCGGGTTCCTGTGAGCGGGACGTCGAGAACCCGCTGATGTGCTCCGATGGGGCCTGTGTGGCCTGCGTGCCCGATCTCTCCGAGGCCATCTGGAACACCGACGCCGGAGAGGTCACGTGCTCTACCGAGGAGCGGCCGGTGAAGCACTGGCCGGAGACGGAGGAGTGCCCCATTCTCACCGAACCGTGCGAGACGCCCCTTCCGGAGCCCCAGTGCGCCCGCTTCACGGACCGGGGCGGCACGGAGCGGTGCCAGAGCGACGCCTGCGACTGCTTCTGCGGCGAGGAGTGGGTGGAGTGCGAGGAGCCGCCTCCTGGGGAGTGCGGCTTCCCCCAGGGGATCCCCGAAGACCGCTTCCGAGGTGTCCAGAATCCGGGCACTTACGGCAGCGTCGTCAACCGGGTCATGGCCGATCTCACCGGCTGCGCGGTGGGCTCAAACTGCCCAATCACCTTCCACCCCGACACATGGATGGGAATGGTCTGCGAGGGGCTGTGTGGGAAGGGCCTGAACTGCGGCCGTCACCGGGACAGCTCCCCGGGGGCCTCCGACCAGATCAGCGTGAAACAGGGCGACTTCTGCGACGGGAAGCTCCACGAGAACTACCAGGTCTACAACTACGGCGGCCGACAGGTCCGCTGGGCGCCGGGGGCAGCCCAGGACGGCTGGCTGGTGAACTGCGGGGGACCCCCCTCGGGAAAATGCCCTGAGCCCCACCCCGACGTCTCGAGGATGAAGTTCAACGTCCACGAGAGGGGGAACCATCTCGACACGACTTGGACCACCGTCAACCAGTGCGAGTTCTGCGAGGAGATCGGCCTGGGGGAGCACGGCGGGCTGCCCCGCTGCGGCTGCCCCGTCCGCCCTGAGTGCGGCCCTGGGGTCCCGCCGGATGCCATCTGCCACGATCGGTCGACGTGCGAAGCTGAGCTCTGCGACCAGAAGTGGCGGTGTAACGGGGTCCCGGAAGAGGGCTGGAGGGGCAACCCGGCCCAGTCAAACTGCCGTGGGCACTGGGAAACCTGGTGCTCCGCCCCTGGCTCGACGGCCGCTGCGGAGGGGCACCGATAGGGGGGGTGAGCCGTGAACTACCTACCAGAGAACGACTTAGAGTCGTGGGCCCCGGTGATTCGAAAGGCCCTGGGCCTTCTGGTGACGGTTCTGGGGGCCTACGCCGCCGGCAGTGCTGAGGTTGCGGCCCGCGGCGAGCTCCAGGCCACAGAGACGGCCGCCGGAGAGGGTGTCCGCGTCGAGGCCATCGTGGACACGCAGTACGACGTGCTCCAGTCCTACGTGGCCCGGGAGGCTGCCTGCGACAGCGCCCTCGAGTCGTTCTCCCGGCACCGCGACGACGAGCGGGACTGGGCTCACGTGGTCGAGAACTGCCACTCCGACGGCGAACTCCCTTGACAGCCGGCGGGCGCCGGGGGTAGTCTTCCTGTCCTCGGCGCTCGTCAGGACAAAGCTCCGCCCCGAGAGTGAATCGGGGGGAGCCGGCGAGGGCCACGGAACTGGGGTCCGTGACAGACAGAAGCCTACCACGGCCGGCAAACACAGTCGAACAGCACCAAACCGCCCCGGAGCCCTGCGTGCCCAGCTCGTGCCCGCGCACGGCCCGTCGCCTGGTCAAGAGAGGACGACCCCCCCGTCCAGGCACCGCGACCGACAGACCGCACCGGAAGACTCGCCTTGAAGGCTGGAGATCCCCTCTGGCTTTCCCTGGGCTCGTCCCCGGGCTGGGCTCGGACACGGCAAAGGGATCCTGAAGCCACTTCCGGGACGGTACTGGAGGGAGCCGATGGTGGGGGGGTCGTGTGTAGATCGGTAACACGCGCTTGACAGCCGGGCCGTCGCGGCGCGAGAATCCTCCCGTTACCATTCGTAACGCCACGCGGGACGCCCCCGCAGGAGGATCGAATGCCAGACGACCCCGAGGTTGATCCGCCCGAGGACAACCTCGACCCGGGGCCGCCCCCCGGAGACGACGACGACCCCCACGGCGACCCGGAGCCTCCCTCTGGTGATGCCGGCGACGACCCACCTGAGCCGGACCCCGACAAGGACTGGAAGGATCTCCAGGCGAAGTACCCTGGAAAGTCTGACGAGGAGCTGCAGCGCATCGTAGCCGGAGCGTACTGGGCCCAGACGAAAGAGCTGTCCCAGGCCGCGAAGGAGAGGCGCGACGCTGAGATCGAGAAGGCCCGACTCGAGGGCAGGCTTGAAGGCCGAGGAACACCGCCCGGCGAAGAGCCCCCCGAAGAGGAAGACCTTTCCGATATCCCCGAGATTCAGGAGGTCGAGTCCACCATCAGCGACCTGAACCAACGCGGAGAGGAACTCAAGCAGGAACAGCGCGACTCCCTCAAGGAACTGAACGACGAGAACGGCGCCCTTGGCGTACTCCGGGGACGTCTCGAGGCCGCAGAGGAAGCGGAAGACGAAGACAAGGCCCGCACCCTCAAGGCTGAGATTCGTGTCGGAGAGAAGGGCATCAAGCAGATCCGCAAAGACCTCGATCGCCAGTGGCGAGAAGCAAAGGGGTTGGAGCGGCAGATGGCCAGGGCCGAGAAGGAGAAGCACTACCTGGTGAACCTCGCCAAGGAGGGGAGGGCCAAGGCAAGGCAGGAGCAGCAAGACGTCGAGGAAGCCCTCGAGCAGATTCCCGAGAAGGTCAACAGCGCGATCGAGGCGTCGATGACGGACGCCAAGGTCCCCGCGAGTCTCATCGACGACTGTCGAGAGATCGTGCAGGACCGCATCACCGTAGACCTCTGGCGGATCGGCGCCGATGTTCCCTTCAACGAAGTGGACGTCCCCCGGCTGGTCGCAAGACACGTCGGGCACTTCCTGAAGGCCAACGGCGTCGCCTCAAAGGCCGACTTCGCCCGTCGATCGAAGGACAAGACCGACGTAGCGGACGAGCCACCCAAGAAGGGTAAGGAGCCCGACAAGAAGGCTCGGCACGTCTCTGCTGTCTCCCCCGTGGGCGAGTTGTCTCCCGGAATGGCGAGAGCCCGCAGGCTCCTCGCATCGAAGGGATGGTGACCGCCCGGAGGACAGCATATTGGCCACCGGAGCAGTCGAAGACATCACCAACGAGCTGAAAAACGCATACCCGAGCGGGACCTTCGAGGATCCCGTCAACAAGGAGGCGCCCTACAGGGTGTCTCTGAACCGTCTCGAGCTCGTCATGCGAGACGGCATCGCCAAGTTCCCGATGGGCGTCGCGTCCGCGTGGAACGTCGGCTCCATCGCGGACCTGGGCGCCATGCCCAGCCCGATCGACCCCACTCGCGTGCAGGGTGAGGTCACGCCGGAGCTGTTCGTCGGCTCCATGCAGATCGGGATCAAGAGCAAGGTCGTCGGCAAGAACAAGGTCGGCACCTTCAACACGGGCGGCATCATGGCCGACCGTGTGGAGGGGACCGTCGCCGATCTCGGGAAGTACATCAACCGGGTCTACGCGGGATCCAACCGCGGCCGACTCGGCCTGGTGCTCACCAACGACGGATCGAACGTGCTCACCCTGGACGTCCCCGTCCAGACCCGTCACCTCAACAAGAACATGCGGATCGACGTCTACGATGCGCTCTCGGGGGGCTCGGCCCGTGCGGCCACCAACCGAAAGCTCACCGTCGTCGATCGGCAGAACCACCAGATCACCTACGACGGGGTGAGCGACGCCACCATCGCGGCCGGCGACTCGATCTTCATCACCGGCACCTACGGTCGGTCGCACTGGACCCTGTCGGACATCGTGGACGACGGGACCGATGCGGCGTCCATCTTCGGGCAGTCCCGGGTGACGTACCCCGAGCTGTCCGCCTTCGTGCAGCGGGGCTCGGCAGGGCTCCGCGACCTCACCGAGCAGATCATCTTGGACGCGATCTCCGAGCCCCGGCAGGAAACCGGGAAGCGCATCTCCCGCGCCCTGTCGAACGACGGGCAGGCCCGCAAGTACGTGGAGTTCATCCAGGCCGAGAGAAGGTATCCCGGCCCGACCGGATCGGCTCCGAAGTACACCGTGGGCTACGACGAGGACAGCCTGCAGATCATCGCCCCCGGCGTGAACTGCAAGCTCGAGGTGGACTTCGACGTCCAGCCGCGCCGGATCTTCTTCCTGGCCTGGGACACCTTCGGCCGGTACGAGGCGATGGCGCTGGACTGGATCGACGACGACACCCTGCTCAAGATGGTTCCCACCAATGGCGGGCACTTGGCCGGGTTCCTGGCCTACGTCGGGTCCGTCGAGAACCAGATCTGCACGATGCCCCGCGCCTCGTGCCGTCTGGAGAACCTGAACGACCCCCTCTGCGGGGACTAGTCGCAAGCGTCGGTGCCCCCGGGGGGGTAGGCATGCCCCCCCGGGATTTGCCCACTCTGGGCTGAGAGGAGGACGCAGACATGCCTGGTGGCGTCAACTATCGTTCGATGGCGAAGGGGAATGCGGTCATTCCCAACAAGTTCCGGCCGGAGCTGTACGAGGGCCGGTACTTCAAGCAGGTGTTCCCGGGTCCGCTGCCTGTCGGCTCCGCGCCGAACGGGTACGGGGATCCGACCGGGGCCACCGGAGACACCAACCTGCTGCAGTTCCGCGGGCCGTTCCCCGCGGACTTCGGCTACCACATCAAGGGGGCCGGACAGACCCTGCTCGCCCCCTCGATGGACTTCACGAACGGCTGGTTCCTGGCCGGACTGGACGTCGCCGTTTCGGAGGGCGTCGAGTACGTGCCGGGCTCAGCCCTCGCTCTGGCCAACCCCTTCGGCGTCAAGGCCGGGGACGTGGACTACCCGGGCATGTTCCTCCGGCTGCGTGCCCACTTCGCCACCGCCGCCAACATCGGCGAGTGCGCCCTCGGCTGGCGGAAGGCCGAGGCGTACCAGGCCAACCTCGACGACTACGACGAGCTCGCCTGCCTGAACATCCAGTACGACACCGACGCCGCCTACCTGCGGCAGGAGACCATCCTCAACGGCGCGGCCACCGTCACCACGGAGCTCGGCGAGACGGTCGGGGACGCGGAGGTGTTCACCCTGGAGGCGCAGATGCTCGGCACCCGCTGCCGTCTGCTCTTCAACGGGCTGGACGTCTCGGGGCCGATCTTCAACTTCGACGCCGACGAGGAGGTCATCCCGTTCATCTTCTGGCT